ATGGGAAGAGCAGATAAGCATAATTGCAGAAGAATGTGGAATAGACATGGACAGCGAAAGAAGAGACTTAAGAACAGTGATTAAATAAATTAATTTGAAGGCAAAGGAGTAAATAACCAATGAAGAATACACTATCAGATTTGAACAACTATTTGTTTGAAGCAATTGAAAGAATAAATGATGATGAGCTGTCAATGGAAGAACTTGATAAGGAAATCAAGAGAAGTGAATCGGTCAACAAGATTGCCAAGACAATCATTGATAATGGAAACCTGGCATTGCAGGCGAAAAAGCACTTTGATGAATACGGAAGCGGTGAGGATGTTGAAATCCCATTGCTTGGAATAACAAACAAATGAATGGAGAGCTGTAAGTAATGTATGGAATGAAATACACGGATGAAATGAAGCAATTCATTCTGGATAATTACAAGGGAAGATATAACCAGGAGCTTGCAGACCTGTTTAATCAGAAGTTCAATACCAACATAACAAGTAGAACGATTAAATCATACAAGGCAAACAATAAATTAAATTCAGGATTAACCAGCAAGTTCAGAAAGGGGCAGACACCACACAACAAGGGCAAGAAAATGCCAAAGGAAGTCTATGAAAAAGTAAAACACACAATGTTTGCAAAGGGCAACGTTCCACCAAACCACAGACCTGTTGGAAGTGAAAGAATTTCAAAAGACGGATACATAGAGGTTAAGGTTGCGGAGCCTAACAAGTGGAGATTAAAGCAGAGAGTTGTGTATGAAGAAACTAAGGGAAAAATCCCCGAAGGCTGTCCAATAATATTCCTTGATGGAAATAAGAGAAATTTCGACATCGACAATTTAAGGTGCATAACCCGGTCGGAACTACTATATCTCAACTGCAACGGGTTGAACAATTCAAATGAGATTACGGAAACAGGCATTCTAATGGCTAGATTAGACAGAGCCAAGAACAAAAAGAAGCAGGAACTAAAGGACAAAAATGTTAAGAAATGTTAAGGAGTGAAGCAACATACCAAAATATAACTTGTAAAAATGGAGGTTAAAAATGACAAACGAAGAATTTTATAAAGAGAAAATTTATGACGCAATAGCTGAATCAATGGCTGTAAGCGAAGATGGGAAAATAGCTATTTGTAAGCAGATTACTTGTGAGAATTGCATATTCAGGAAAAAGCAGAGGGTGGTGAGCTGTATAGCACAAATGTCAGAGTGGCTTAAACAGGAATACGTTGAGCAGGTAGATTGGAGCAAGGTTAAGGTTGATACACCGATTTATGTAAGAGATTGTGAAACAGATAGTAGTGGTAACGAAAAAACGTGGTATCCTCGTCATTTTGCAAAATTTGAAAATGGGACAGTATATGCGTGGGCTGATGGAGGTACGTCATTTACGGTAAAGAGTGAAGATAGTTGCTGTCATTGGAATTACGCAAAACTAGCAGAAAGCGAGGATTAGTAATGACCAACATAGAAAGAATAAGAACAATGAATATTCAAGAATTAGCAAAGTTCTTTGGGGATTGTTTTTGCTGTGAGTATGAATGTCCTGCAAGAGCCGTTGGTTGTTATGATGACTGCCTTAAAGCTATAAAGAATTGGCTAGAGAGGGAGGACTAGATGGATTGGATAAGATTAATTAAGGCGATATTAATAGGATTGTTTATAATAGTAAATTTAGGCATTTTGTGTAACGTACTTGATAATGATATATGTGCTGCGATTTTTATTGCAGAGTGTGCGATTGCAATTTTTATATTTATTGTTTGGATAGCATATCACGCTATAGGTTGAAAGGAGGAAAGAAATGAGATTAATTGACGCAGATGAACTAATAAAAGTGTTGCACGAATCATTAGATGGTGACGTTGAATTAATAAAAGACTATGAACTACTTGGAATTGATGATTTTATCAATGCACAGCTAACAGCCTATGACGTAGATAAGGTTGTGGAGCAATGCGAAAACGTAGCAGAGAGGTATGCAGACTGTGACGAATTTGTTTGTTCAAAATGTGGTATTCATTTAATGGAGTGGGTGGAAGTAAGTATTGATGAAGATTATGATGATGAAATACATTCAGAGTATGTATTTAAGTATTGTCCTAATTGCGGGGCAAAGATAAAGGCAGGTGATTAGATGGCAATTATTAATACAATAGCTATTATTATGGTAATTGGAGCAGTGTTCGTCTTGTGGGCGATATGCAAGTTGCAGGATAAGGATTAGAAACAAAGGTACATTGACAATTGAATACTGGTAGTTGAGAGTTTTGCGCCAAAATCTTTTCTGTGAAAAACATATGTTACAATTAAGTTGTAACTAAAATAAACAATTTATTAAAGAAAGGAGATCCAAGTATGGATTACATTACGAGAGTTTGTGATATGTTAGAAAAGGTTTACAAAGTAAATCCAAATAAAATGTATCACAACGAAATTGATTGTACCAGAAGAATTTTGGAGAGCAGCATTGGAAGTGACAAAAATAAATTATTAACTTTAAAGGCACAACTAGAAATACATAAAAACAGCACGAGTCATGATTTGAATTGGTTATCTTTATTGATTGTAGCATTCTCATTTGTAACCACAGCAACGGCTGTTAATCCAGCTAATGTTGCACGTATTGCTATTATAGAAATGGCAGTATTGATTGTGTACTTTCTTTGCATCTGGTGGAGCTCAAAAACAAATAGAAATAAATGGAGACAATATATAGCTATTGCGATTGAGGAAATAGAAAAAGAAAAATTTCCAAATTAAAAAACAGCTCGAAACCAACTACCAGTATTTGGTGGTTGGTTTTTTTATGCAGAAAAATAGAGAAAGGATTGAGAGTTTGGAAGAAATGACAGCAAAGGAATACTTGATGCAGGTTAGAAATCTTGAATCTAAGATGAAAATTCTAAAAGAAGAGATAGATACCTTAAGGGAAATGGTGGTGAGTACTGGAGCAATCCAACAGGGCGAGAGGGTACTGTCTTCAGGAACACAGGATAAGATGGCAGAAACAATCTGCAAGATTAATGAAAAGGAATGTGAGTGGAATGATTTGATGCGTGAATTTGCTTTAGCCAGAGCAAATGTAATAATCAACATACAGAAGTTAAACAATCCTGAATACGAGCAGATTTTGTACAAGAGATACTGCCAGAGCAAGAAGTGGGAAGAGATAGCACTGGAAATGAATTATACATACCAGTGGGTATGCAAATTACACGGCAGAGCTCTATTAGAACTTGATAAAGTATTAAACAATTTATAGAAGTTTATATTAATCAGCGGTAAAATGGTAGAGTAAAAAGTTGAACAGAAGGGACTTCTGTTATCTGAATATATCTGAATAGTATCCTCCAATTATTGTATTGGTAAAACAAGGAAAAGGCAGTCATTAGGCTGTCTTTTTTCGTGGGGAAATAGGAAGTGAGTTAGTAGGATTATGGAAATAAATTATTTGAATTTGCAAAAGGCAGCATTCGAGGGAGTGGGAGCTTATGATATTCCATTGTTAAGTCCTGAAACATTCACTGATTGTGAATTAATAGGATTTAATCAGGCAAAAACCTGTAAAGAACGTGGAAATAAGGCGGTGCATTTCTTTTTATATGATTACCAGTTTGAAAGAATTTGGAACAGGCCTGATGCATACGTCGATATGCTAAAACAGTTTAAATGTATATTCAGCCCAGACTTTAGTGTGTATTGCGATTATCCAAGAGCATTGCAAATATATAACCATTATAGAAAGCATTGGATAGGTGCATATATGCAGATTAATGGAATCAGTGTAATACCGACAATCGGATGGAGTAATGAAGACAGTTTTGAGTGGTGTTTTGATGGAGAACCAAAAGGTTCAGCGGTTGCAGTTTCAAGTGTTGGAACACAGAAAAATAAGCAGGCAAAGGAATTGTTTATGAATGGGTACAAAGAAATGTTGGAGAGATTAGAACCAACACAAATATTATTTTATGGAAAAGTACCAAGTGAAATAAAAGACGATAGAGTTATTAATATGAGTGCTTTTCAGGAAAGGTTTAGAAAAAAGTAATGGGCGGACGTGGAGCAAGTAGCGGACTAACAAAGAAATCTTCAAAAAGTAATATAGACATGATGAGTGAGTTCAGAAATGCTGGAACAATTGTAGTTGATAAAGAAGTCAAGAACTTAAATAGTGTACTTGTTGACAAAACATTAAAAGGGGTTCGTGACACTTTGAATGAATTTGGATTACCTTTGTCAGTAGTGACAGGTATAGGATTATCATTGTCTAATGACGCTGAGGCAAGTGCTAATGGTATGGGACAGTTGGGGTTTTCATCAAAGTATTACAGTTCGTCAAATAATGAATTCACACCTAGTGATTATACTGCTGATTATACAGCATATGGAACAGGAACTCATGAGGCAGGTCATTTAATATCAAACTATCTTATGAGAAAAAGTAACAGCTCACTTACTAAATTTCAGCAGGCAAAGCTAAGAACATCTGGAAAGTGGGATAGAAATATTTTAAAGCAAGCGAAAAAGATAAATGGTGGTAAATTATCGGCAATATCAAAGTATGGTAGTAATACTAAAGGTAAAGCAGCAGGAGAAGTTGTGGCTGAGGCTGTTTCTGAATATATGAAAAAGGGAAAATCTGCTAGTTCAACTAGTAAGGCTATAGTTCAAGCATTGAAATCATATGTATAGTAAGAGGTTTTATGATGGGAGGAAGAGGAGCAAGTAGCGGAATAAGTAAAGCAGGAAAAGTATATGGAACAGAATACAATACAATATATCAAGTAGAAAATATAAAATTTATTGTCCAGAATGCGAAAACATCTATTAAAACACCTATGGAAACAATGATAAAAGATAGAATATATGTGACACTAGGAAATGATAATGTTCCTAAATCGATTACATTTTATGATGAAGATGGTAAAAGGAATAAACAAATAGATTTAACACATTTTCATAAGATAAATGATAATCTAGTAATGCCACATACGCATAGAGGATATTGGCATGCAGAAAATGGAACAGCAAAATTATCAACAAAGGAAGAAATGTTAATTGACAAAATATTAAAAAAATGGGAAGATTATAGACGAGGGAAGTAGTTTATGAGTGAGAACAATGGGTGCAATCAAACAATGCACTAGTGCAACAAGACCAGCCAATAGGTTGTGAGTACACAGGTGAGATTGTGACAGAGGAGGCGGTTGAAATCCGTTCGCCCTTATAAATAGAGCTTTTGCAATTTAGCAAGGCTCTATTTTTTATGCACAAAAGTAAGAGAGGTGGTGTTGTGAATAATGAATTAAAAACATATGAGCAGGCAGAAACAGACTATATGAATGGTTTCAAATATAAAGAAATAGCCGAGAAATATAATGTATCAATTAGCACAGTAAAATCTTGGAAGACAAGGTATAACTGGAATCGAAAAGGGCAAAAAAGTACGCGTACAAAAATGGAAAAAGTACGCATACAAAATACTACTTCTTTTGATGAAGTTGAGCAGGTAGTTGAAAACGATAATCTAACGGACGAACAAAGGTTATTTTGCATTTACTATGTTCGTTGTTTTAATGCAACCAAGGCATACATGAAAGCCTATGGTGTTAAATATAATGTTGCAGCAGTTTCAGGTTGCAGATTGTTGCAAAAGGAAAAAATAAGAAAATGCATCACGGAATTAAAACAGAACAGATTGAATAGGGAAATGTTGTCGGAAGAAGACATATTCCAAAAATATATGGATATTGCCTTTGCAGACATAACAGACTATGTAAGTTTTGGAAGAGAAGAAACTGCAATAATGGGACCATTTGGACCTATAAAAGTTAAGGATGAAGAGGGCAATGATATTGAATTAAAACAAAATATAAATGTTGTTAGGTTCAAAAATTCAGATGAAGTAGATGGAACTTTAATATCGGACATAAATTTAAAAAACTCATCCGTAAAATTATTGGACCGAATGAAAGCGCTTGATTGGCTAGCAAATCATATGGATATGGCAACTTCTGAACAGAGGGCAAGGATAAAACTTCTCAATGTTCAGGTTGACAGGGCAACAGGTAAGGCTAGTGAGGAAGAAATATCAAGAGTGGATGAATTACTGATGCAGATTAAAAAACAGGCAGGTGACAAAGATGGTTCTAAGTGATAAGCAGATGGAATTTGTAAGGAATGCAAATCACAGATATAACGTAAAGACCGGGGCAACCCGTTCAGGAAAATCTTATATGGATAACTTATATACCATTCCGTCAAGAATAAGGGAAAGAGTTGGCAAGGATGGATTAAATGCAATCATAGGAGTATCAAAGGGAACCATTGAAAGAAATGTTTTGCAACCAATGAGAGAAATATATGGCCCTAACTTGATTGGAGACATAGGTTCAAACAACATTGTTAGTATTTTTGGAGATTATGCCTATTGTCTTGGAGCTGAGAAAGTAAGTCAGGTATCAAAACTTAGAGGTTCATCACTTAAATATGTTTATGGTGATGAAGTTGCAGAGTGGAACAAGGAAGTCTTTGAATTATTAAAGTCACGTCTTGATAAGCCATACAGTTGTTTTGATGGAGCGTGTAACCCGGACAATCCAAGTCATTGGTTTAAGAGATTCCTTGATTCTGATGCAGACATATATTGCCAGCAATACACAATATTTGATAATCCTTTTTTGCCAAAGGAATTTGTTGAAAACCTATGCAATGAGTATAGGGGTACTGTTTATTATGACAGATACATAAGAGGTCTATGGGTGGCAGCAGAAGGAGCAGTATACAAATTGTTTAATGATGCACAGACACAGAATCCTAATCCGTTTAAGGTTTATGAAAAACCATTAAACATAATGGAAATTAACATAGGTGTGGACTTTGGTGGTAGTGGTTCAGGACACGCATTTTGTGCCACAGGATATACAAGAGGATATATGGATATTGTTCCATTGGCATCAGAATGGATTGATTGCTCGCAGAATGACATAGATCCTGAAAAGCTTGGAAAGTTGTTTGTTGACTTTTGTTTAAAGGTCTTGAATTTGTATGGACACATAACACACGTGTACTGCGATAGTGCAGAGCAGACACTAATAGCCGGATTAAGAAGTACTTCAAGAAAGAATGGATTAGGCTGGCTAAGAATAGAAAACGCAATGAAGATACCAATTAATGACAGAATAAGATTCGTTCAAAGAATGATGGGACAGGGCAGATTCAAGTACATAGGACAGCATTGCAAGTCATTGGAGAATGCACTATGTGGAGCATTGTGGAATCCAAAGAACTTAACATCTGATGAAAGATTGGATGATGGCACAAGTGACATTGATTCGCTTGATGCATTCGAATATACATTTGAAAGGGATATAAGCAGATTTATTAAGTATGAGTAGAGGTGTAAGGTATGAGATATTCAAACATGGTTACCCAAATAGGGAAAGTATTAAATAAACATTCTGATAATCCTGTAGATTTGTCATATCTTACAGTAATGTCAGGACACATAGAATTATGGAATGCAATGTACAAAGGCAAGGCACCCTGGATAAAGGGAGAAACAGAAAGCTGCAATCTTCCTGCAAGCATATCACAGGAGATTGCAAGACTTGTAACCCTTGAACTTAAGAGTGAATGTACCGGAAGTGAAAGAGCAGAATACATAGAGCCATATTATAAAAAGGTTCTGGAAAGTCTTAGAAGGTATGTTGAATATGGATGTGCAAAAGGCAGTCTTGTATTTAAGCCATACATAACAAGTAATGGTATTGCAGTCCAATACATACAGGCAGATTGTTTCTTCCCGGTGTCATTTGATGATTCAGGAAATGTAACTGATTGCATTTTTACAGAACAGTTTAGAAAAAACAAAAAAATATATACAAGATTAGAAAGAAACACCATAGAGAATGATGAATTGACCATAACTAACCTGGTTTTTGTTAGCACTAACCCAGAAGTATTGGGGACTGAGGTTCCAATAAGTTATGTTGATAAGTGGAACATGCTTGAAAGTGAACTTAAGTTTAAGAATGTTGACAAATTACCAATAGGATTCTTTAAAGTTCCGCTGGCAAACATAATTGATTCAACATCACCCATAGGTGTTTCTGTTTATTCTAAGGCAGTGGATTCAATCAAGATTGCAGATGAAAGATATTCGCAGATTGATTGGGAGTATGTATCAAAGGAAGCTGCAATACATATTGCTGAAAGCTTGTTAAAACGTAATGAGAATACAGACAAGTTTGAATATCCGGGAGGAAAGGACAGATTATACAGAACTCTTGATTACAGTTCAGGAGCAGTAGACAAGCCATTCATAGACACGTACTCACCTGACATCAGGGACCAGAGTTTATATAACGGATTTAACAATCAGCTTAAGAGAGTTGAGTTTGATTGTAATCTTGCATATGGAACTCTTTCTGATCCAAACAATGTTGATAAGACAGCAGAGGAAATAAAAACCAGTAAGCAACGTTCTTATTCAATGGTGTCTGATACACAGAATGCCTTACAAAATGCGTTAGCGGACCTTATAAAAGCTATGGACTTCTGGACAAGCATTTATGGATTGGCACCGGAAGGAGAGATAAATACTTCATTTGAATGGGATGATAGCATAGTTGTTGATTCAGAAAAGGCACGTCAGACGGATAGAGCAGATGTGGCTATGGGAGCAATGACATTGGTTGAGTACCGAATGAAATGGTATGGAGAAACAGAAGAGATTGCAATGCAGAAACTGGCAGGACAGCCGGATGATACATCAGGAGATGATGAATAGTGTACAAGTCAGATGAATTAGAGTTATTTCCAAAGAACATTGAAGAAATATATGCAGGCTTGGAAAATGACATCATGAATGACATTATCAGAAGAATTGCAGAGACTGGTGAGATTACAAGGACAGCAGATTGGCAATTAAATAGGTTGTACAATATGGGAGCTGACAAGACTGACATAAGAAAACACATTCAGGAAGCCTTGAATTTAAGTGATACAGAAATAGAACAATTATATTCTGATACCTTAAAGGAAGGATATTTAAGAGATGAATCTTTATATCAGGCAGTAGGTCAGGAGTTCATACCATTTGAGGAAAACATGGCATTGCAGCAATTAATAGAAGCAACAAAGCAACAAACAGCAAAGCAGTTGAAAAACATCACTAGGACAATGGGATTTGCTGTCAAACAACCAAATGGCAGAAAAACATTCAAGACAGTTGATGATTATTTTAAGGATACAATGGACAATGCATTTATGCACGTGCTTAACGGAACGTTTGACTATAACAGCATTATCAGAAAAGTTACTGATGAAATGACAAGGAGTGGAGTAAGAAGCATTAATTATGATTCAGGAATATCCACAAGAATAGATGTTGCTGCAAGAAGAGCAATACTTACAGGTGTCAATCAGGTAACAAGTAAAATAAATTCTGACAACATGCAGAAACTTGATACTGAGTTCGTTGAAACAAGCTGGCATTCAACTGCAAGACCTACACATCAGGTATGGCAGGGAAGAGTATTCTATTGGGACAGAGCAAACCCAAATGCAGAGAAAATAGAAGCAGGAGTACTTTATAAGTCATTCATAAGAGAAACAGGTTATGGTGAAGTTGATGGCTTGTGTGGAGCAAACTGCCGACACACATTTTATCCGTTCATTCCCGGCATTTCTGTTAGAACATATACAGATGAACAGCTTGAAGAATTAAACAGGCAGGAAAACGAAAAAAAAGAGTACAATGGCAAGGAATACAACAAGTATGAAGCCACCCAATATCAACGCAGACTTGAAACATCAATGAGAAAGTACAGGCAGGATATTAGCTTATTAAAGCAATCAGGTTTAGCAGATGATTCAGACGAGGTAATAGCTGCAAAGTGTAAATATCAGACATTATCAAAGAAATATAGTGATTTCAGCGAAAAGATGGGATTACGTGAACACAGAGACAGAGTTAATGTTGATGGGTTAAAGGATATTGGAAACACCAAAATAAGTAAAGAAAATATGATCGAACAATCATACAAACCTGTTAATTTAGATAAAAGCAACGTATCAGAGATAAACAGGGGACGTATTAATATATCAACTTATAAAGTGCTAACAGCAGAAAATAACATATATGTTTCTAATAATATCAGACTTAAACCAAAGGAACTGCATACCATTGATTTAAGCATATCTGAATCATTGAAAAAGTTAAAAATAAGTGACGTTGATAATTTACCAAGAGTTGTAATAATAAACAGTTCAGAAATGCAAACAGGAGCTTTGGCATCATATAATGCAGTAAAAAATGTACTTTATATTGATAGGACAATAGGAAGCAGATTAAAGTTATTGGAATTGCAAAAAGATGCAGCATGTCCTAAAAATGTATTAAGTACGTATGTACATGAGTATATACACTGGATGGATGCACAATCATATAGGATTGGATATGGAGAAATAATCGACAGTAGTGAATATCTATATTGGATTAGACATAAATCAAAGAAAAAGATTGATAAACTTATTAACAAGGGGTACAATATTAACAGAATTAGTGGTTATGCTTCAGATAACTTTGAGGAAGGAAAGTATGATGAAACATATACAGAATACAGAGTAAAGAAATTACTAGGAGAGTGATTTAAATGAGATTACCAAAAACACCAGAAATGGAAAAGATATGGAATGAAATAGAACCATACTTAAGTTTTTCTAATGAGAAAGGATATGAAGTAATTGACGGAGCACCAGATGATGTATTTGAGAAATTAGAAAAATATAGACATTTAAGAAAAGAACAATGGGATTTTGCAGAAAGTTTAAATTCCTAAGTACCATCTGGTCATAGGACTAGGTGGTATTTTTATGTTCCAAAGGAGGTATTATGGATAATTTCAAAGCGGTGTACAAGATTCTTTCAACCTTGGAAAAAGCAATGGATTTACCTGAATTTGACATATCAATAATCGATTATAGAGCACTTGGTGTATCAAAGGAACGTTGGTCGCGTTACATAGAAATGATGGCTGATGTTGGTTATATCAAAGGTGTAAGAGTTAGTACAAACATTACAGGAGAAACCATTGTGGAATGTAATAATATGCGAATCACATTAAAGGGATTGGAATACTTACAGGAAAATTCCATAATGAGAAAAATCTATAATGCAGCCAAAGGCATTAAGGAGATAACACCGGGGTTATAAATTTAATAGTAGATAATTAAGGAACTTAGAGATAGGTTCTTTTTTTATACCCTAAAATAGTAAAGGAGGTACATTATGGCAACATCTGTGCAGATAACATTGCTCATATGCATAACAATCATAATACTTGCCAAGTCAGGTAAGCAGAAATAAAAAATAGTTAATCAGGCAGTCTTAGGACTGTCTTTTTTATATGGTCCTGAATAAGACGTAAAAGTGTTCAAAATATCATAAAAGTAAGTGAAGCAACCACGTATAAAAGCGTAACGGAAAGGATGTTTAAATATGAAAAGAAAGTTCTTAGAAGACTTAGGACTGGAAAAAGATGTAATCGAAAAGATTATGAATGAAAACGGAGCCGATATTGAAAAGGCTAAGGGAGAAGTTGAAACATTAAGAAATCAGTTAAATGAAACACAGGATAAACTTAAGAGTTTTGAAGGTGTGGATGTTGCAAAGTTAAGAGGTGAAATTACAAATCTTACAAACGAACTTGCAACCAACAAGGCTGAATATGAAGCGAGTATTGCAGACAGAGATTTTAATGATTTGGTTAAGGGTATTGCTAGCGAATACAAGGCCAGAGACATTAAGGCAATCATGCCGTTTCTTGATGTGGAAGCTCTTAAGTCCAGCAAGAATCAGGACAAGGACATAAGAACAGCTCTTGATGGAATGGTTAAGGAACAGGGATATTTGTTTGAACCAAACAAGAAAGTTCCATACGTTGTTGGACCAACACCTGGACCAATGCCATTAGGTGGTGGTTCTGATGATAAAAAGACAAGAGCAAATGAAGCAATAAGAAGCTTATTTGGAAAAGAATAAACAGAGAAAAGGAGATTAAAAATGACAGAGATTATTAACAGAGAGAATGCGGAAGCGATTATCCGTGAGCAGGTAGTGGAAGCCATTACACAGGATGTACCAAAATCATCAACATTTATGGCTATGGCAAAGAAGTTGCCTAACATGACATCAAAACAGACAAGAATCAGAGTGTTAGACTTTTTACCTACAGCATACTGGGTAAATGGTGACACAGGAATGAAGCAGACATCAAAACAGGCTTGGGATAATGTATGGTTAACAGCAGCAGAGCTTGCAGTTATCGTACCAATTCCTGAAGCGGTTCTTGATGATGCAGAGTTTGACATTATGGGAGAAGTTACACCAAGAGTAATTGAAGCAATCGGTCAGAGAGTTGACAGTGCAATCATTTTTGGTGAGAACAGACCGGCAGAGTGGCAGAATGACATCATTACATTGGCAAGACAGTCAGGAAACAATGTTGCAGTTGGTTCAACACCAAACTATTATGACAAGATTCTTGGCGAAGATGGAGTGTTTGCTAAGGTTGAAGATGATGGATATGCAGTAAGTGGAGTTATTGCAGCAACTAACATGAAGGCTAAGTTAAGAAGCATTAAGGACACTACAGGCAATCCAATTTTTGTTAAGTCAATGCAGGATGCAACATCATATGCACTTGATGGAACACCTATGCAGTTCCCTGTTAATGGAGCATTCAATAATTCAATTGCACAGTTAGTAGCAGGAGATTTCTCACAGGCAGTATATTCAATCAGACAGGATGTTACTACAAAGATTTTAACAGAAGGTGTAATTCAGGATCCATCAACAAAGGAAATTGTGTACAACCTTGCACAGCAGGACATGATTGCTCTTAGAGTTGTGTTCAGAATTGGTTGGGCACTTCCAAATCCTGCAACAAGAGTTGATGAGGATAGAGTTGGATGTCCTTTTGCATATCTTGAACCTGCAACACCTGTAACAACACATAAGGCTACATTTACTGTAAAGGATGATACAAAATCAAGCCCTGTTGCAATTAAGGGAGCAAGAGTAGATGTTAATGGCTCAAAGCTTAAGACAGATGCAAATGGTAGTGTCGAATTTAATCTTAGACCGGGTACATATCCATATGCAGTAACAGCAACAGGTAAGATTAAGGTATCAGGCACAATTACCGTTAACAGTGCTGATATTACAGAAGCAGTTACAATGATTGCTTCTAAGTAATATGTATAGGAGATATACATCCTTTTCATATTATGCTAATGAATATTGTTGTGGAAAGCCGGTGGTTGAATCTGCCGACTTCCACAAACTTTTGATAAAGGCTCAGGGAATCATAGACATGTATACATTCAACAGATTAAAGGAAAATGCAGAGATAGTAGATGAAGTTCAGAATTGTTGCTGCGAATTGGTTGAATGCATTAATACATATGAGAATGGAATAAGCGAAAAGCCAAGTGGTGTTTCAAGTGAAAAAATAAAGAACTATTCTGTAACCTATGAATCCACAGAGAACATGAAACAAAGGTATGACAAAGAAGTGACCAACATTGTACATAAATGGCTTGGAAGAACAGGACTTTTGTACAGGGGGTGTTAAAATGATTACAAACAATGTCATTACTCATTATGAAAAGGAAAAAGGGTTCAAAAGCAATTTTTATAATGTTTATTTGGAACAACAGTCTAATTCCAGTGACAGTAAGGATGGAGAAAAAAAGTCCCATTCTCTGTTTATTGCAGTTCCAACAGAAAAGGAATTGCCATTTAAAACAGGTGATTTGATAGTGATAGGCAAGTGTTCTGTAAGGTTTGATGAAACATCAGAAAGGGCAAGTTCTGAAAGTTACAGAAAATTAAGAACAGAGCATAAGGTTTATACAATATCTTCAATAGAACCCTGCTTAATAGGAAACAGAAGAATGTGGCATTATGAGTTGGGATGTGATTAGAAATGACAGATGTAATCAGATTTGATGATTCGGATTTTCAAAGAGCAATCAATGAGAAAAAGAAATTGTTGGAAGAAGGAAGTCCGGTTCAACGGTTTGTTGATAGTGAAGTGTTGAGATTAATGGTTCCGTACACTCCAATGGATACAGGAGCAATGATACAGTCTGCAACAGCCGGAACAGTGATAGGCAGTGGAAAGATACAGTACAATTCACCTTATGCAAGATATTTGTATTATGGTGAAGTATATGGGCCTAACGTTCCAATAAAGGAAAATGGAATCATAACCGGTTATTGGTCACCACCACATAAAACACCAACAGGCAGACCACTTACTTACTCAACGGAAAGACATCCACAGGCTGGAAAGCTATGGTTTGAAAGAATGAAAGCAGACCATAAAGAGGACATATTAAAAGGTGCAATGGCAATAGCTATGGGAAGGAATAATAATACATGAACATTATAGAACTTGTTAAAAAGATATTAACAGATTATCCAAAGATTGAAGAGTTTACTAACAAAATCCACGTTGATTTTACAAAGAATGATGATGTTAACTTTGGACTTTCTTCAACAGGAGACACAAAGGTAAAGGAAGACATTCTGGGAAATCAGACAAGAAGACACAGTTTTGTTTTGTATGCAATCAATCAGGCATTTAATGATTATGACAGACTTTCAAACAGCACTTTTTTGTTGGAATTATCCTATTGGTTGGAATCATTGGATGAAAACTCTTATGACTTGGATGTGGTTGTTGATAATGTTAAGAGAAAAGGAAAATTGAAATCAGTGGAATGTGCAAATGCAATGTTGTTTCAGATTCCCACTGGTGACATAAATGATGGATGCATGTATCAGTTACAGATATATGCAACTTACACAGTTGAAAGAGAGGAAATGTAAATGAAATTAAAAAGAAGTTATTTAGCGCATTACATTGATGCAAGTTTCGGTGGTACAGGTGCACCAAAATGGTTTTTGATTGGTAAAGACATTGAGGACATGTCGGTTGAATTAAATCCTGATACTGAAACAGTAAAAAACATTCTTGATGAAACATCAGTAAATGACAATGGATATGAGCCAAGCATGAGTGCAGATCCATATTATGCAAATCCTGATGATGCAATTTATGACAATCTTAGAAACATTGCTATGAATCGTCTTACAGGTGATGCTTGCAAGACTAAGATTCTTGAAGTGCTGATTGAAGGTGATTCAGAAGCAACACACAAAGCTTGGATTGAGGATTGTGTAGTTAAGCCACAGAGTTATGGTGGCTCTCAGGGTGGAATTAACATTCCTTTTGATGTTACATTCAATGGTAACAGAAAAGAGGGAACAGTTAAGATTGCAAGTGGAACACCAACATTCACAGAAGCAGCTTCACAGAGCACACAGTCAGATAAGGCAGTTAAATAATTTTATTTGGGGCATATTAAAGTGCCCCTTTATTTAATTAAAAGCAGAGAGAGGAGAACAAACATAAATGCAGAGTATTAGTTTTGATGAAGGATATAAGGAATTTGCAATAAATAATGATGAAAACAGGGTAATAAGATTTAACCCAAAGGATTTTGGCATTCTTACAAGAATGGAAGACACATTGTCAGATTTTGAAGCATTGGAGAAAAAGCTTAAGGACGGTAATGAAGAGGAGTTTACCAACAACTTAAGAGAAGCAGAAAAGGTAGTACACGAAAAGATTGATTCAATATTTAATGCAAATGTGCATGACATAATATTTAATCATCAGTCTCCAATCTCATTGGTTGGTGGAGAATTTTTATTTATGCGTGTAATTGAAGCTCTTGTACCTATTGTTGAAAAAGAAGTTAAGTATGAAATGCAGAAGTCAGAAAAAAGAATGAGCAAGTATACGGAGAAGTATAAGAAATGATAGGTGAATTACCTAAAACAATAAAGGTTGGCGAAAAGGAAGAACCGATAAGAACAGACTTCAGGGACATTTTAAATGTTTTTGCTGCATTTAATGACCAGAATTTGTCAGTTGAGGAAAAGGCAATTGTATGTTTAAGGATAATCTATAAGAACATTGATGAAATGGACAGTTCGTTGTATATGGAAGCTTATGAAAAGGCAATGAACTTTATGGAAATGAATGATTCAAAAAAAGATTCTGATTACAATGAACCCAAACTGATGGACTGGGAGCAAGATGAACAGCTTATATTTTCAGCAGTAAACAAAGTTGCAGGAACAGAAGTAAGGTCTTTTGAATACATGCATTGGTGGACTTTCTTAGGTTACTACATGGGAATAGGTGAAGGTCTTTTTGCTGATGTTGTAAACATAAGGCAAAAGAAGTTAAAGCATAAGAAACTTGAAAAGCATGAAGCTGAATTTTATAGAAAAAACAGGGAAATGGTGGACCTAAAGACAAGGTACACAAAGGAAGAACTAAAGGAAAAAGAAGAGTTAAAAAGGCTACTTGGAATATAGTGGTCTTTTTTTGTGGGTGAAGATATGGCAGATGGATATTTAAATTTTGATACGAAAATAGATGATACAGATTTTAAAGAAGGCTTAGAGAATATGAGTTCATCTGTTAGTGGATTAAAAGGTTCAATCAAATCATTGGGTGGAATCATTAAGGATGCCTTAAAGGTGGACACTTCTGAAACTTCCAGCAAGATGATGTCATTGGAAGAGCAACTGCGAAAAGCAGAAGTGGAATTGGAGAATGCCACAAGGAAGAAAGAAGAGTTTGCCAATACAGAGATAAAAACAGAAGAATATGTTGCAGCAGAGAAAGAAGTAGACACCTTAACAAAGAAATTTCTTAAGCTGTTAGATGCAAGAGAAAAATTTGAGGAGACAGGTGGAAACAAAAATAGCCAGACATACAAGAAAATGCAGTATGACATTGATACAGTTGATAAAAAACTGGAAGCTGCTGAATCAGAGGTATCAAGACTTAATGAGGAAGGCAAGAAGTTTAAATTAGGCAGTGATACAGAAAAGTTTAGTAAGTTTTCTCAGAATGTCGATAATGCACAGGGAAAAGTTAATGTTTTGAAACAGCGTATTGGTGAACTGGCAGAAAAAGAAGAAAATGCAGGAAAGTCAGGCACATCAATGTCTGAAAAGGTAAACTCATCTGTTAAGGGATTAGGTTCTAAGCTACTGGGAGTCATTAAGAATTTTGGAAAGTTTGGAAAGGACGCAGGAAATGTTGGCAATTCATTAACAAAAAAATTAAATATGGTTCCTAATCTTATTGGAAATGTAGGAGGAAAAATTGACGGACTGGGAAAGAAACTTGGTGGAATGATCAAAAGAGTGTTTGTATTTTCAATGATGACCAAGGCACTAAGAGCATTAAGAACTGCATTTCAGGATGTAATATCAGCAGATGGTGAAATGTCAAATTTAATTGCTCAAATTAAGGGAAATCTGTTAACAGCATTTGCGCCTTTATACAACTTTGTATTGCCGGCAATTAAAAGTGTGTTGTCTGCATTTGTTACATTTTCAAATTATCTTGCCAATGTAATGTCTTCAATATTTGGAAAGACAATAGCACAGAGTACAGCAATGGCAAAAAGTCTTTATAAGAACACACAGGCTACAGATAAGAATACAAAGGCAAGTAAAAAGAATGCAAAGGCAAAGCAACAGCAGTTGGCATCATATGATGAATTAAATGTAATGCAGGATACTGATTCAGGTTCTGACAGTGGAAGCAGTGGATCAGGTTCAACATCTGCTCCGATATTTAATGCAAAGGCTATGGATGTACCAATTGTTGACCAAATCAAGAAACTGATAAAATCAGGAGATTGGGAAGGCATAGGAAAGCTTGTAGCAAACAAGTTAAATAATGCATTAAAAAAGATACAGTGGAAGAGCATACAGAAAACAGCCTCTGACATAGCTTCAAAACTGGCAAGGACCTTAAATGGTTTCTTTTCTGTAATGGATTTGGCAAAAACACTGGGAAATACAGTTGCACAGGCATTAAATACAGGACTTAGGTTTGCATATACGTTTTTAACAACATTTGATTTTAAACAGTTTGGCACATTCATAGGTGAATCAATTAACTCATTTGTTCAAAACTTTAAGTGGGGATTACTGGGAAAGACTTTAGGAAATGCAGTACAGGGAGCAATAGACACCGCTTATGGATTTGTTACCACATATGCGTGGGGCAGTTTTGCAGAAGGAATAGCCAAAACAGTTAATAAGTTTTTTAAAGCCATTAATTGGACAGAATTAGGACAAACAATTGGAATAGCTGTAGTCGGCGCATTAACGGAAATAAGTACATTCTTACAAAAAGTGAAATGGGACAAGATAGGAAAGGATATAGGTACATTTCTGGGAAACATTAATTGGGAAAGCATCATAGCCGGAGTGTTTACAATCATAGGCAATGCAATTACTGCAAGTTTTGGTTTATTAAAGGGAACATTGACCGGATTATTAAACAACGGAATAACTCCTGTTAAGGCGGCATTCATTGCCCTTGGAACAGCAATGGCAGGAATGAAAATAGCACAGTTTATTAGCAATATGTTAGGAGCCTTAGGAGTTTTAAGGGATATAACGGCAGTTCTGATAAAAAGCACAGCAGCTTGGGTAAAGAATAATGCTCAAGTGGTAATTGCTACAATAAAGACAGGATTGCAGACAGCAGCAACAAAACTTTTAAGTGTTGCACAAAAAGCTCTCAATTTTGTAATGAACTTAAATCCAATGGCAAAGGTAATTATTGTAATAACAGCGTTGGTTGCAGCCTTTGTAGTGTTGTGGAATAAGTCGTCAGCATTTAGAAATTTCTGGATAAAAGCATGGAATGACATAAAGTCGGCTGTGGCAGCAGTTTGGAAAGCAATAAGTCCTATATTAAATAATATTTGGAATGGAATAAAGGCAGTATGGGACAAGATGAAGCCATTTGTTACCTTTATTGTAAATACATTTGCAGGTGCATTTAAATCAGCATTCAATACCATAAAAGGTGTGGTAAACAGTATAACAACAGTTCTTTCAGGAATAATTACTTTCCTGGGTGGAGTATTTTCAGGAGATTGTGAGGAATTTGGCAAAGTCGGCATAGTGATTGTCTGCGAGATTGCTTCCGCTCACAC